ACTTTAGCTAGTGAATCTCTTGCAGTAGTAGCTAGTATTATCTCTGTTGTAATTATTAACTTATCAGCAATTATGAAAAGCGTGGTAGAGGCAGACGAGCCGAAAGACCCTACCCTAATTTTGGGTGAGCTTTTAGAATTGCAACTCCAACAAGATAATGAAGAAAAGAAATAAGAAAAAGCCTCCTACAGGGAAGCGTAAGCCTAAATATTAATTATGAAAATTAAAAGACAAGTTATATTCTATTCAGCCGTTCTCGCCGTACTCGCTTTTATTATCGTGGCGTGTTCTGCTCCGATTCCACTCTTCTTCTAGCATAGGGGAATCAGCTATATATTTAATTAGCTCAGGGTTTTGTACTATTATTTGAAACAGAGCCTGAGATAAGATATACACGTTCTGATGACTGAGCCTCATGTGACTTAGCTCGTCGAGGCCGTGAATGCATTCGTGAAGTAGGGTCACAGCCTTATGTGCTGGTGGGCTACTAATTTCTAAATAGATAGTAAAATCAGAGCCATCCCATTCTCCATATGATTGGCTTTGCTCGTCATCTAATAATGTAGTTTGTTTAATTTTGAAGAGTGATCCTAAGACGTTTATATTTTCAGGTATTTTATATTTCATGTAGATTGGGTGGTTGCCATAATATCGGCTTACGTTGTGCAAAATTATACTCTCCAGGTCGAAGAATACGAGCCATATGCGCCTGTGTTAAAGCATAATCAGCAGTTAAATCTTTTCTTTCATATGCAAAAGTAACGGCATCCCAAGAACAATCTTCATCTAATATTTTAGAAGCTCTTGCCGGTCCTATGCTAGGGCATCCAGAGTAACCGTCGGTAGAGTCCCCAACAAGAGTTTGGTATAAATGGTTGTAATCAGCTTCAGGTTCTTCAATTATTAGAATACCGTCTTCAGGCTTATTAGGATTATACAACAAACCAGGAACAGTTCTAAGGTCTTTATCGATGGAAACCATAACTCCCGATGCCGACATAAGACCTAGCACATCGTCGGCTTCTAAATTCTGATGCCTAATAGATAGGTATTTACTCATCATTAATTGTCGCAATTCATCCAACAATAAGGGTTTACGCTTATCTTTTCGATTGCTTTTGTACTTGGGATATATCTCAGTCCTGAAATTATCGCTTCCAGAGAAGCATAAAATAGGTGTAAATACAGGAGGAAACTCAATAACAATACTGCGAATGTACCTTTCAAACACTTCTTCAGCTACGTTTATATCAGCATTTAAACTGTGAATTTCTTCAGTCCATTGCCAATCGTGTTCAGCTGAAAAACAAGCCTGATATAAAGGAACATCAGCATCGATAAGTAATAAAGGATCGGGGTCAAGAATTGCTTTCACTGTTTGACTCCATTTCATCTTTAAGCATATCCCAAAAGTCATTACCTTCGTGCTTAGTGTGTTCTTTAATTATATCAATCAATGTAGATTCCCATAAATTATTAATCATAATTGTGTTTTCAGACAAAGGTAACCTTCTTAAGGCATCATACTGAGGCATCTCAGCTTCTATGTCTACATCTGGAGGATCACATTCACATGGTATAACTCTAAAATGAGGATTATGATTTATGTCGTATACAACATCAGTGACCTCTAGCTCCCAAGAGCAGACATGACACTTAATACATACGTTAACATCGACTTGACAATTTATTGTTTTATAAGGGTACGCCATTTTAATGAGTCTCCGACCAATTTTTTCCTACTTTGTATTCCCCATCTAAAGGGCATTTAAATTTAAAATCTTTACCAGCTTTCTTCATGCACTCTACTGCAAGATTTCCAACGTGGTCTGCCATTTCAGATACAACTTCTAATTGAACTTCATCATGCACATGAGCAACTAGACGAGCATCTATATTAGCTTTATAAATTTCTTCCATCAACAGTACGGTGCTTTTCTTCATCAACACTGCTCCACAAGATTGTAGTAATAAATTTAAAGCTGAATGAACTGATCGTATGGGTAAAGGTCTTCCATCTAATCCTTTCAACTCTCCTGTATTTTTTACTTTATATTCAACAGCAGTCATAAGAGATTCCAAAGCAGGTAAAGAATTTAAAAACTTATTTTTCATCAACATCCCTTCTCTAATACCTCCACCTACAATCTCACCTATTTTTGCAGAGCCAGCACCGTAAAGAAATGCATAGATAAATCTTTTCGCTTCGTCACGAGTATTTAGACCTGCAGCCCATTGGTTCATAGTATGTATATCTCCTGACAATATTTCTTTAGCGTATTCACCTTCATCCCAAGTGTGTAAATAGTGAGCTAAACATCTTAATTCTAGCCCACTCATATCAGCTCCAACTAATGAATAACCTGAAGGGACGTTAAATAACTCACGACATTCTTTACCGTAAGGAGCGCGTACCGCAGGTACTTGGCCCAAATTAGGTCGGCTGTGTGTACAACGACCTGAGATACATCCATTATGATTCACAAAAGAATGGATTCTTCCTTCTTTTTCTAATTTAAGCCAAGCTTGTTCTCCTTCAGCTAACTGTCCAACACGCTTAGTAAGCATCATGTATTCAGCCAGTGGTTTAGCCTCTTCAAAAGGCAGAGACGTTAACACACTTTCATCAACTTTAGGCTTACCTTCGTTAGTGTATTCTTTAGGCTTCCAGTTATATTTTTCAATAAAAGCTTTCCCGATCTGGTCACGGCTACTAGGATTAAATAACACTTTCTTTTCTTTTAGAGGTCCTCTTCTTAAAGTAGAACGAAACTCTTTAGGGCAGTCACCTTTAATTCTATATTTATTATCGTGAATATCTAAATAATATTGAGGAGTTTTCATGTAAGAAATTTGAGGTGGAAATATGTTTTGTAATTCTACTTCAATCTCTGATTTTCTCTTACTGAGTTTAGCATACAATTCAGCTCCTTTACTTACATCAAAATGAAATCCAGCATCCATCATGTTCTGTATTTCTCGCATAAAGTCTTGCTCTAGCTTTAAACATTCTTCAGATACTCCTTTCTTAAGTAAGTGTTCATATAAAACTAAGTTTACTGAAACGTCTTGTAAGCAGTAGTCACCGAGAGCATCATCGTAATCTTTAGTCCAATCAGTTTCATTTCCGTCTGATCCTAAATCTCCTTTATGTATTCCCAGCCTGTACCCCCAAGCTTCTAAACTTTGCCTACCATATAATTTTTTAGGCATGTCATTCTTTTTAACATTCGACCAATCGTGCTTTACTATATCTGGGTAACCCACTCTAGCCATAACTAATGTGTCACTAATTTTAGCTTTAGTAGACCAATCAGGATATAATTTTTTAATCACTGGCAAATCAAAACCGATAATGTTGTGACCGATTAAGTGTTTAGCATTAGCTAAATGCTCTAATCCCATTTTTAAATACTTGCCAAAATATATAGCTCTCTCACCTAACGGTGTTGAAAGTCCAATGCAATGTATTTTGGTAGCATCAAATCCATCAGTCTCAATGTCAAAAATAAACGTGTCTTTGAACGGTCGCTTCCCAAGTTCTTGGATAGCGTTAGTTACTTCAACAGTGTAGTGATTATATTCGTTTGTAGTTTTATTGTGTGTTGTCATTTTTCCCCTTAAAATGGTACGTTTTGTGTAATTTTTTTATTGTTAAATTTTTGTGATTCAGATTCAAATTCTAGATCACACTCGTGTAGCCTACCTGTGTCGCGGTCGTATTTCAAATAACCGCTTATTCCAGTCTCTCCAGAATAGCGATTTTTGAGGACTCTCATACAGGTGACGTGCGCAAGCTTAGAATCTTGCTGATTCCTCTCAAAGCCTAATACTATGTCACTAAGCTGTGGAATAGCCTGTGAGCCACGCAGTTGTGCCAAGCTAGTTTGACCCCCTTCTTCGTGAGAAGTGTTCATAGGACGCTTTAAATGGCTTACAAGGAAGAGGCAAATGCCTAGTTCCTCTACCAGTGACCTCAATTTAGTCATCACATTATCTATCCTACGACGCTCGTCCCCATCTTCGTAGCCAGAGACAACAATCGAAAGGTGGTCGAGGACGATATATTCTGCGCCCATTGCCACGCTCATGTACCGTACTTTATTTAATAAATTATCAGCATCTGTTGAACCAAAATGATCATACAGCGTTAGATTGCCTTGACCTAACGTGGCATCAAATCCTTTTTTTAACGTATCTTCATCGACCTCATGGCCATGCAAATGAATAGGTTTGTTTAATTCTAATCCGATGATGCCTTGAGCAGTTCTTTTAACGGATTCTTCCAAAGCAATGTAACCCACTTTTAAATCCTTCTTTAAGAGCCAGTAACAAATTTCTCGACACACTGAGGATTTCCCAATACCAGTACCTGCGGTCAGGCACACCAGTTCAGATTTACGGATGCCTCCAGTTTTTAAATTGAGGACATCCCAAGGATAGGGAATACATTCTTGATTATCGACTTCGGATACCTTTTCCCAAAGTGTATCTGCACTGACTATGCCATCTGGTCGAAAAATTTTTGCACCAAATTGAGCCTGAATTATTTCAGATCCTCGACCTGCTTGTAACATCTCGCTTGCATCTTTCAATGGAAGGTAAGCTATCTTTGCTTTTCCCGGACTCAACATAAGCGCACATTCTTTAGCAGCTTGCTGACCTTGCTCATCTTGGTCAAACATGAACACACAAGACTCAAAAGTTTCAATCCATTCTAATTCTTTAGCTATAATTTTCTTAGCTGATTGACAACCATTTGGAATACTCACGACTGCGTACTTGTTACCTGTCTGTTGACTAACTGATAAAGCATCTAATTCTCCCTCACAAATGGTCAAAA